CTTTCCCTACACGACGCTCTTCCGATCTCCAAGTTTTTTGCCGAGATTCTCCCAATCAAACTTTTTGATGAAAGTAGCAAGGAAGGTTAAAACGCCGTTGAACAGCTTGCCTATTTTCGTACCGTAGCCCGCCCAATCAAGAGAATCAATCATATTGTTGAGCTGATCCGCAAGTACCGTGGCGGCGCCGGCCCAGTTGCCCTTCTTTATCATTTCGGCAACTTGTTTAGCCCAATCAGGTAGTGTAACGGTAGGCAGTGATGATGTTGAGCTGTCATCATCACTTGAACTGCTGCTTGATTCAGAATAGTTTAATACGTTCAGATCATCAAAAGACGCAAGCGCACGCTTTAAGTCTTTCGCGGATTCGGTTGCGCCATCAAGAGATTTTGAAGTGCTTGTACCGAACCAATTAAACAGCTTTAGGAAAGAGGTAACATAAGCTGTTGCGGTAGCAACAAGATTTATCAGCTTTGTAATAATAGGGCCGAGCAAGTTACCGATACCCGACCAAACGGAATCCAAAGTATTTGATAATTCCTCGTTTTCCGACATATAGGAGCTGACCGCTTTACGCAAGAGCGCGTATACACCGCGAGCGCCGAGCAAGCTAAGAGTGAATTTCTTTGCGCTTGAGATCAAACCGCTAAACTGTGATTTAGTGGATTTGGTATGCGTAAGAAGGCTGAGCATACTTGACGCCGCCGATTTCACACGTGAGCCGATAGCTGAAAAAGCGGATTTGCCTACGCTACCTACCCGGCTAAGATTACGCCGTAGGGCGCTTGTAGTGTTTGACAGCCGCCTTGTGTTTCGCTCAGCGCTTGAAGCCTGTGTGCTTGCTCCGGCAAGCTGTGATTTCATACTGCTTGACGCGGACACGTTACGCTCATATTCGCTTTTAAGTCCGCGTAGTGTAGCTTCTAACTGCCTATACTTCTCTGTTTTTGATCCAATAGTATAGGCTGTGCCATCCTGCTCCATAGCCGCCATTTTTGCTTGTGTTTGTTCAGCGGCGCTACCAACTTGCTCAATCTGTGAACTAAGGCTTTGATATTGCGCTATTTTATTACCGGTAGTACCGCTTTCAAGCGTTTGCAAATTACCCTTTAATTCACTGATTTTTAAGTTGAGGCTATTTATGATCTGTTGCGCTTCCTGATATTGGCTACTCCAAGTAGGAACGCCGGAAGCACGTAATTGTTCTTGAAGTCCCTTGACTTCGGTTATCTTCGCTTCACATCTGCTTATTTCTTGCGTGATACCGTTGTATTCTCCAACCAACTTGCCGACGCCTGAATCATCTAAGGCGCGTTGCTTTGCCAGTAAGTCATACAGTTTTGTATCCAATTCGGTAAGCCGCGTTGATAGTTGCGTGTATTCCTCTGTGGGAACTTGTGTGCTGCCTAAACTTCTAAGCTGATTTTCCATATTGATGATTTCGTTGCGTGCTTTTTGCAATGATTCATCAATCTTTGAAATTTTACTATCAAAAGATGTTATAGCTGATCCGCTGCCTTGCAAGGCGCGGGTAAAAGTGGGGCCAAGACTATTAAGACTTTGCCCGATTTTATTGATTGTCGATCCAAAAGAGTTTATCGCAGATTCTAATTCTTTACTACCCGCTTCAAATCCCTGTGAATCTAACTCAGTATCAATGATGATCGAGCCGTCAGCCTGTCCGTACATTTATTCCCCTCCTTTTTATCGTCAGCCGAGCAATGCGTTTAACCTATCCTTTTCTGCTTGTTCTTCTTCTGTGAGTTTTTCTTTCAAAACGCAAAGGCCTTTATTTGCGTTCCAAAATTCGCGTTCGTATTTTTCAAGACTTTTGCCTTTTGCCTTTTTACTTCGTAGATTTATAACCGTTGAAAATAGTCCCTCAGAAATTGCCAAATAAAAGCCCATAAACGTCCACCAATGCACATATTTAGCGCGTCGGGTTTCAAAACCTGCTACTTTATTGATATCAGGAAAAAGTATTTTTTCGTCCTGTTCCCAATCCATAAGACGGGGGCTGTGTTTTTCGTCCCCGTCTGTACCATAATCAATAAAAGCTAAAGCCGCTTTATAAGCCGCTTCATAGTCTTTTTGGGGGATTTCATCAAAGTCCACGTACAGTATGAATAAACAAACATACGCTTTTTCCCTGTCCTCTAATTCGGGATCATTAAAGGCCGTTATTATTTTGATAATGTCACGAAAATCTGTGCGGATTTTATAATCCACACCGTTGACGTTTATTGTCCGGGGAAGCTCACCAACCATTATTTTCTACCGTTCTTGTGCTTGCCGGTACGCGCCTTGTAGCCGTGCGTGTACTTTTCAAGGCGGGTGTTGATCTTCTTCGTTTCACGTGCAAACTGCTTAGAGATAAACGTACCGACGGCGTTAAGCGCGTTCTCACAGTAGAACCGACCGTTGATAGGGGAAAAGGGGTGCATTTTGCCAAAGAACGCTTCGGACATATTACCGCCAAAGAGCTTATCGCACGCCGCATAAAGCCGTGTTTCAGCCTCTTTCATTGCGGTCATTTCCGCTTCGTTATTCTCGTCTACCGTACCGTCAGCGTTGATATTGACGCTTTCCAGCGGCGCGGTGATGTTGTCAAAATCGTCTGCCATAGCGTTGTATCTGTCGATCATACCCATATCGGTAGGACGGAAAGAAAACACGCCGATTTCTTCACCCTGTTTGTTGCGGATAGGGATTCTAACGCTACCGTCGTCAACGACGATAAAGTTATTATCGTTGTTGTTAATGCTTGTGATTTTTGTGTTTTCTGCCATTTTAATTGCCTCCCATAATAAAATGATAAAAAAAATACGGGGGCAGTCTTTAACGTATTAGACTGCCCCCGTGTAGCTTATGTGCCGGAGCCGGAGCCAGAACCGCTACCAGAACCGGAACCGCTGCTTGAGCTGTTCGGGGTAAAGGTCTTAGTGGAAGTGTCCCACGTACCCTTTACACGATTGCCGGCGTTATAGATCGTATAGGGGATCTGAACACCGGAGGTGTCACCACCAACCGAGTTAGGTACAACGTAAACGTCCTCCCTGTACGCCCATTCAACAGTGCCGTCGGCGTTGAGAAGAACATCAACTTTGGTAGTCTTGCAAGCGTCACCGGTCTTGCGCTCATTCGCAATATCGGAGAGCTTTTCAAAGAGGGGATCACCGATATACGCGTAGTTCGGATCAACCTCAGACTGTACCTCATAACCGTTGTGACGCACATTCTGTTCGCCCCAAATGTTTTTCTGTACCTCTACGTCGGGGTTGAGTTCTTCGTTATACTCCTCAAGGTCTTTACCAAGACGAGTGTAATCAACCGTGTTACCACCGAAAGAGGCGTCAAGGTAATGTGCAAGATACTTGCGATCAATCTTTGACATAGTAGATTACTCCTTATCTATTAAATTCATTTTCGTATGTGAGCCTAAGCGCAATAAGCCAATCCTCAACATTGTCCTGATAGGCGTTGTTAAGGTATGCGGGGCTTGTACGGCCAATAGACTTGATGATACGATTACCTGACGAGAGCGCCGGGTATTCGGCAAGCTGATATTCAGTGCCATTGAGTATTACCGGCTGGCGCTCAAGCCATTTGCCTAACGCGTCAAGAAATTCTTTAATGCGTAGGCGTTGCGCCTCCGTTTTCGGTGCAGCTCTATAGACAACGCTGAAAGGGTATAAGCATACCTGTTTTACGTGGCCTGTTATATCTTCAACGTCGCTCAATAAAGCTGCGCCCGTTGTCGGAAAAAAGCCGATACCTGACGTTTCAGACAACGTGGAAAACAAAACGCTTTGACGTGCAGATAAGCCGGGGAAACTGTTTAACAGTGTGAGTAATACACTGCTGACCGCTTCCGAGCCTTCAACGTCGATAACTGTCTTAGCGGGCATTATGTTTTACCTCCTATAATTTCACGCACGCCTTGTACCCAAAACTGCTTGTATTTCGCTTTTGCGTTTTCAAACCATTTCGGCACAGCTTGCGGGCTTGAATAGGTGAGATTTCTGTTAGTCGGTATGAGCTTTGCACCTTTTCTAAAACGTAGAATGTACTCACCCGGGCCTGTGGGGATTTTGCGCGGGCCTTTGCCTGTTACGCTATCCACCATAACCTTGCCGCGATAAAGGTAGCCTGAATACGGGCCGGGGAAAATAACCTTTTTACCGTCGTCCTCCGTGTGTGAGCGTTGTTGTAAGCCACCGGTAAGGATCGGCATACACGCCCTGCTGTCCTCAAGAACACGATCACCAAGCCACCGTTGAGCTTTTATGTGTCGTTCTTCAAAAGGCTGTAAATCTACGTGAATATGAACATTGCCGTCACTGTATGAAATTTTAGGAAACTTTGACACATCATCTGCCTCCTATCTCAAAGTGAGGTATTAAACCATAGAACGTAGCGGAGCTTATCATATACACGCCGTCCTGCGCCTCATTCAAGGCGTTATATAAACCTTCGTCGTATTCGTCATCATCAATAGGCGTGAGATTATCCCACCTACCTTCAATGAAAAAGTCACATTCCGGCGTAAAGGTTATATACTTGTCCGGGTTATTGATAACCGCGTATTCCTTCGGCGGCGTGTAGCTTTTGACGCCCTCCGCACTGTTTATGTTCTGCGCGGCATTGCTTGTGATCTGCACACTAATAGCGTCAGCGTTATTAGTGCCTTCTGTACCGTGTACGCTCGATCTCGCCGCGATAGCGTGAGCGTCAGTAATAACGGTCGGATACCAATAGCCTGACTTTTCGTGAAAATTGAATACAGTTATTACGTCCTTAAATAAGCTGGTAGCAACAGGCAAGTCGCTACCAAAGCCTGAAAAGTCGTAGTCTGTACCAAGCAGAGTATTTACAAGTTTATAAATCTTCGCCGCGTCCTTATCGGATACCAACTTAGCCATCTGTCATCACTCCTGCGTACAGCAAATTCACGCCGTTATCGTCCGGTATGCCTGACAAATAGGTTGCGGCAATGTCGCATAAAAGTGTTGTTCGTGCCTCTGCACTTGCGGCAGCGGCGGCATAAACAGAGGCGCTTGCCGCTCCATTTACTGCAAAGGACATTGATTCTTGCCCTGATGAAATGGACGTTACTGCGCCTCTATAACTACCGTCGGGGGCTTGCTGAGCCGACGCCGCTATACGTTGTAAATCAATCAAATAGAGCGCGTCGGCAATGGCACAAACAGCCTTTTTCACTTTTACAACGTGCGCCGTTTCCGTAGGAAACGCAGACGTGAGCCGCCTAAAGGTCAAAGCGTCGAGTTCATCACTTGCACGCTCAAGCCATTTGTCAGCGGTATCCTCTGTCAGCGTGTCACCGTAAAAGGTTTCAGTGTAAAACGTGTAGTCTGCATATGCCATAATTAAGCCTCCTTATTTCTTTGCGCCGCGTGCAATTTTCTTTGCCGGCTTTTCGGTTTCGGGAGCTTCGGCCGGCGCAGGAGCAACAACCGTTTCGTAAATGGGGGAATCCTTCATCAATTCAATGGTGTGAGAATCCTTAGCCTCTACGAAATTACCGGATTTCAGGTTCTTAAACAGCATAGCCGTTTCCTCCTTCCGGCTTAGCCCATTGTGTAGTACGTAGTACCCTGAACAAAGGCCTGAATGTTAGCGACGGTATAAACACCGTTGCTGAGGGTGTAGTAGGTCTTTGTGCTGTCAAACGATTCACCGGCGGGAACAGCGGTAAACACGCCCTTCTTGAAAATCAGGTCGGGGGTGACAACCTTTGTGCCGTAGTGATAGAACAGCGAAATACCGTAGGCGTTAGAAAGCGGAATCTTCTCAGCGACGTACTGATCCGCCATAACGGGCTGAGCAACAGCGCCGTTGACAAGAAGCAGATAGTCACAGCCTACGGGGAGATGTACGCTACTGTCGGTGCGTACACCGTGCCATACGTAAAATTCCTCAGCGCCGGTATCGACGTTCGCGTTGTTGGTCTGACGGTCAAGGTCGTTACGCACCTTGCCGTAGTACGCTGGGGACAGAACGAGGTGCATCATAGAGCGCGGTACGCCGTCAACAAAGTCGTTCTGCGTAGTTTCGCACTCCTGAATGATCGCCTCAAGTTCGTCCGCTACGTTGGTGTAAGCGGACAAGTTGACAGCGTTTGCCGCTGTGCCAGCGGCAGTAAAGAACGCGTTGTCGAGTTCTGCGGCCATACGCAGAATGTGATTTGCGGCGCGGCGGTCAAGAACACCGTCAACACCGTAAAGGCGCACGTCCTTCTGTTCGAGTTCCTCAACGATTTCCTTGTCAACGTCGATCGCGACGGTAACAGGCTTTGCCTTTACAGCGTCGCCTTTTCCGGCGGTACGCGCTGTGCCGTAGCTCTTAGGCGTAGCGTTAGCAAAACGCTTAGCCTCTACAGTGCCGGATACAGGATCGCCGGAGAGATCCATATTCTTCATACTGGCAGACACAAGCGCCTTCTGGACACCCTCAATAACGCGTCCGTAGAGTTCGGCAAGGTATTCCTGACCGCCCTCTGTGTTGAGCAAAGCTAATGCAGCAATGCGGGCCATAATCAATCTTCCTTTCTGAAATTAGAATATTGTCGGGGGCTTGAATTTCTTAGATTCGGGCTTAGGATCGCCTAACGGATCTGTAAACTCAGGCTTGTTGTCCTCAAGGCCTTTTTCTTTCTCAGCGGCGGCCTTTTCTTCCGCTGTCTGGTACAGCGTGTCATCTTCCTCTTTGGCGGCTTTCATATATTCATCAAAGCCGAAAAATGCGCCGGGCTTGCCATCTTTACCCGGCTTCCATTTCAAGCCGTCTTTTTCGTCCATAACGTCAGAAATGATTTGACGACGGGCAAGCGGAGATTTAACGCCGTATTCGTCGAGCTTTGCCGTGATCCACGCCTTTTGATCGCGTGCAGTGATATCCTTTGCGTATTTCGCTTCGGCCTTTTCTGCACGGTCTTTGTAGTCGGCAAGCTCTGTCTGGATTTGCTCAGGATCAATGTCCTTAAACTTATCCAATGTTGCATTTGCGGTATCAAGCTGGGACTGTAAACCGTCGCGCTCTGCGGTGAGCGTTTCAATTTCTGCGTCTTTTGCCGCGCCTACTGTGGTTTTTGCGTGTTCAATATCTTTGCCGTTGATAGCAAGGATTTTGGTAGCATTTTCCTCAGAGATACCAAGCGCTGTGAGTTCTTCGGTTTTCATAATGAGTTACCTCCATAAACGATATTAGGCTTTTTAGGACGTTGCCGTGTCCACCGTTCCGGGGATATGTTAGGATCGTCCCCGGTGATCCAGTACCCTTGCCGGATCATTGCACCGATAAAGGGCATATAAAAACAGAGCTTCGTGAAAAGCTCTGTTGTAATTAAAAAATTCAGTTGTTTGCTTTAATTAACAACACTATAAAAGCGAATAAATAAAGCAGATTTTAATTGTCTTGACGCGCTGCGATAATGGATTTTCTTGCGTCCGCACGCGTCCATTGCGCAATCTGTATTCTGTCTGCAAGGCGTTTCAAACCGTTATCATCACAGAATTTGTTATAACCTAAATTCTGTTTTTCAAGCAACTTCGCCGTCTTTGTATATTCGTCCTCAAGTGTAGCTTTCGCCGCTTCATCTGTCGCGGCGTCTATTGCTTCCCTGAGGCCTACCAGCTTTGCCTTTGTACGACGTATGCGCGATTCTTGAGCGCGTTGCTTTTGGCTAAGATCATACGCCTTTTTGTTTTCCTCTGCGTCAAAATTCTCATAGGGGTTATGGCGTCGATCACCGGGGCCAAAACTATGGCGGCAATTCCAACCACAAAGCCCTTCGCCTGTACCGTAACCGGTACATTCTTCAAACAACGGCAAATCAGGTGTTTTTCCTTTGAGGCTGTAAAACTTACCTTGCCACCAAAAATGATTACCGGGATTTTCGCCACCGTCACCATACCGAGCGCCGAGGTGTGCCGAAACAAGCACAATATCCCAATTTCTTTCTTTCATACCCTGCACAGCCATATTGCCAGACGCTTGAGCAACACCGGTACGGACGGCGCGTAACACAGCCGTTTCTATCGTGTCAACGTGTCCGGTGGGATAGCGTACTTTAGTCTGTGTGTTGACTATATCAGCAACAGCCTCTTGCACAGCTTGAGTATAAGATACCGCGCCGCTTGATACCTTGAAATGCGCGGTATCAAGTACACTGATAAGCCGCTGTTGACTTGCCTGTGCTGTAGTGCGGGTGAAGTTCTGAATTGTTCCGGCAGTGCGTTGGTATGTATCCTCAAGCAGCTTTATCATACCCTCAGATTGACCGAGGTTAAAAGGCTCAAGCCCCTGTGATACATAAAACGCGCTGTCATAAGCAAGGGCTTTTATACCCGCGTCCTCAAAAATACGGCGTATTTCCGCGTCTGTTACTTTTGTCCACGCGGCTATTTCGCGCTGTACAGTTTCAAGGTGTCCTCCGGCTGATTGATATACTTTGAGTTGCCAATCATCTGTACCGGTAAGATAAAGTTCACCGCGCCCAAGCCTTGCCATAATGCGCTTTATCAAATCTTTTGTAATATAGGCGTTCAGTGCGTCAATATGGGGGTAGAGGGTGTCTATTATTTCAAGAATTTGCTGAGGTGTCAGCATAGCCGCGCCCCCTATTCAGCGCCAAACAATGCCGCTTTTTCCATCTGCTTTGCTTCGGCTTCCGCTTGAAGTGCCTTTGCTTCTTCTTCGCTCATACCCTCAAATTTGACAAAGTATAACCATACCGGTATCCAGCCCTGCATAGCATAAGCACGCCAAGAGGCTTTATCTTCTTCATAGTTATAGGTAATATCGCCAAAGTTGCAATTTACCTCATATTCGCCAAGCGGCGCGAGGTCGTACAGCGTTGCAAGTGCATTTGCACCGTAGAGCGCCTGTTCTACCGCGTCCTTTAAGGCGTCGCGGTCGTTTTTGATCGTCTGTATCGTGTCGCGATCGTCGGCCTCAACCTGTGTCGCGGTAATCATACCTGTTTGACCGTCAAGCACAAACACGCCTTCCGAAAATCCGCACTTGACGCCGGCCATTGACAAATCAAAGTTGATATCCTTTATACGCTGATCCGTAAGCAGTACGGGCGTGTGTTCGTGGATTGCTGAGGTTTCCGTATCATTCAAGCCCATACCGAGGCCTTGTACAAAACGGGGGAGCTGCACGCCCTTGTTCTTTGCGTTCTGAATAAGCGCTTGACCGACAAAGGTTATTTTCTTGCTGTCCTCAACCTCTAAATTCTTGCGGCTTACAGCAATATCAATGGCTTTCAACTCAGTAATGGCGTTTGCAAACACCGACAATCCGAGAGGCGACGTTGAATCAATGGTATTTGCACCCGGTACACGGTAGTACGCAAACAGCGGTTTCTCAAGCCGCGTTATTGCAACCTCCGGTACTAAGTGCGCCCACGTTTCAACCGTATCAAGCATAACCTCTGCGCCCAGCGTGACTTCACCTTTTCGGCTGAGCTGATTTTTGAACGCCTTATTTGAAATTCGGTAAAGCCTACCGCCGTCTGCTGTATTACCTTCAAATCTGTGATATTCAAGACGCGTATAATGTGCGCTGCCCTGTGAGGTGTGCGCCGCGAAAATTGCGCCGATAATCTTACCGTTGTTATCCTTTTCAGTAACACCAAAATTGCCGGGCAAAATAAAATCCCAGCCTTTGCCGTTCCATTTAATCATAATACCGCCTAAGCGGTCAGCCTCCGCTACGCGATCGGGTAAATGTTCCAAGAGATCATCAGCCAGCCTTTGCAAATAATCTGCGCGGGCTGATCCTGATACAGCAATGCCGATATCAAGCGTCGTCAGCTTAGCGCGAGTATCGCTGATATGCTTTGCCATATTGATTGTTTCAATACCATCTTCACCGTTTAACCAAGAGGGTTTTCCGGTTGATATGTTATCCCATTTTTTCAAGGCGGTGTTCATTTCATTTGATGAAATGAGTTCAACGCCAAATACCTTGCCTATATCTGTACCGCTATTCAAAAAGAGCATTTGTAGCCTCCTTAATAGGCGCGTAAAAAAATTCATTTCATCACCGCCCTTATACTTAAACTATCCACTTCAATTCATTTCTTAGCGTTGTGCGGCAAAAATACCTGAGTTCGTCCATTGCGTGGTCGTTCTCTTTTATTACTTTATCCTCAACGGCTTCTTCGTCCCAAGAATATGATTCAAATTCATCAAAAGTATTTTTACAGCTAACGTGGAAATATAATGCGCCGGCATTAAGGAATTTCGTAACGTCCTGAATACCGTTTAATACGTCGTTGTCAGCCTTTACAACGAGGTATTCACCGTATTTCTGTATTGTTTCGATCATAGAGCTTGCTGAGGGATCAATGATGATATACTGAATAGGGGTATCACCGATAAGCTCTTTTAACTTCTTATAATAGGCCTCATTATCAATACGGTTATTACTGCCGCCTTTATAATAAAGCTCCTTGATCTTTGTTGCCTTTTGTTCACCGGGGCTGTAGTCATACAGCCCAGCGGCAAAGGGGTTGACCGTGCCGTAGTCAATAGACACATAATAGTGATGACGGGGATTGTACTCAAATACACCGCCAACGATATGCGCGTCACGGTCAAACATAGGATAAACAAGGCCCTCAGCCTTTACCCATAAACCGAGAATATACCGGCGGTAAAATACGCCGGTGTACATACTTTCATAACGCGC